TTTTATTTAGATAAAAAAAGAGGGTTCCGAAGAACCCTCTGTGAAGTGAATGCCCAAAGGCTGATATCACATGAGGTTTTGAACCTTGACTCTTCTGTAGTAACGGTTGTCGTTGGTACGGAGACCACCAGTGTTTGCTCCACCAGCAGCACTTGCAAATGGGTTTGCAGCCATACCATAACGAGTCTTGAACCCGATTTTTGGTTGGAAGGTGTTCTCACCGACGGCACGAACCATCTGGAGAGGAACATATGGGCAATAGAACAGACCTGCGTCATAAGGTGAAGTGCCCTTATAACCAGCAACGTAATACTGACTATCAGAAATGTTTGCAGAATATGGATCGATGTATACACGATACTTACCTGCAAGTACACCTGCGAAGGTGTTACCGGTGTCATCAACGTTCAGGTTTGCGTTGAGTGCTGGGGTGTAATCAAGTACACCAGCCATGGTCAGTGCGGAAGCAACGTCTGCGGAGCAGAGGATCATGTTGCCCTTTCCTCTACGAGTCTCTTGTGCGATTGCGTTAGCATCACGCTCGATTTGGAAAATCAGACCCTTGAACTTCTCAACAGACCAACGACCGTTGGAGTCAACGTCGAGGTCAAAAGTACCTTGAGTTGCAACGTTTGCTTGAGCACCAGGACGTGCTACCTTGTAGATAGTTCTGATGACTTCACGGTTGATTTCGGCAAGAATCTCAGTTGAGAGAATGTTTGCCAATTCTGCTTCTGCATTCAGACCGTGGATTGCCTTGAGGTCCTGTGCGAGTTCTAATGAGTACTCGGCTTTCAGTGCTCTTGACTTTGCAGTAACGGTGACTTTCTCGATCGAGAATGCCATCTCGTTGAAAGACTGGCCAGCACCCAGGTCTTCTGACTGAGCAGCGGACATGCCCTGACCGACGTTATAGACGGTACCGTCTTGAGCAGATGGGCTTAAAAGTCCAGGATTTGAACCGGTATCAAGACCAACGGTTCCCAGACCAACTGCACTTGTTTCAGAGTTAGGGGTATACTTACCACCAGTTCCGATTCCACTATTGGAGAATCCGGTATCTGCCTCATCGAACAGTGCTTCTGTTCCGGTCTGTGAGGTATAACGTGAACGCATCGCAAAGATGAGTCCAGTAGGACCGTTCATTGGTTGAACGCCTGCGAGGTCATATGCGACCAGGTTAGGCATTGCACGACGGATCAGGGAAATCAGAACGGGGTCGAAACCAGCAGCTGCCTGAGCACCTGAAGTTTCTGCACCAGATCCAACATAACCACCACTAGATACGGCGTTTGCGGGTGCTTCGGAGAGGAATGCTCTCTCTTCCTGAAGCATTCTTTCTTGGTTCTCCAGAAGAACTGCGGTAACCATTCTACGGTGTGCATCTTGGATGCCACCGAGACCCTCATGGTTGAGGATAGGTGCCCACTTCTCCTGAAGGTGTTCAGCATTGAAACCTTGCATTTGAATTTACCTTGTTAAAAATTTTTAGTTTGATTTATGATTAAAAAATCACTTTTGCGAAACTCTGGTCAGAGTGTTCAAGTACGATTCCATTAAACCAGTTACTGGTTGACTAGAAACTTCTGAACTCTCAGAAATATTCTCTGACTGATCTCTTTGAGATCCGGCATTCTCTGGGAAGTAAGACTTTTTCAGAGTAACCAGTTTCTCACGATATGTATCTTCACTATCAAACTCAACATTTTCTGCAAGAGAAGCGAGTTTATCCTTTTGTGAAAGTGCAAGACCTTCACAAACCTCGGAGAAGATTGCATCAGCAACCGACTCAGCTAATCTTTGTTTGAGAGCAATATTAGTTTTAATTTGCTCGTTGAGTTTATCTTCCATCTCATCTAATTTTTCTACCATTGCGGTAGTTACATCATATTTCTCTTCAGGGATATTTACATAATGATCTTCAAAAAGACTTCTCATTCCAACAAGGAATGATTCGGTCATCTCGGTCTTAAGACCTTGCTCAATTGCGAGTTGATTTTCTGAAATCCACTCTTCAGCAACATACTCAAGATATGCATCAACTCTCTCAGTGAGTTCTTCCTTAATGGAAACAACTTCCTCTTCAAGAGTTGCTTCATATTGTGCCTTCAGTTCTTCTTGAATTCCGGCAACTTTTGCGTTGATAGCAGTTTCGAAAATGGTGCGTGCTTTTTCTTGGAACTCCTCAGAAAGTTCTTCACCAGCAAGCAGTGCTTCGACATCTTCTTCGATGTCATATTCAGCAACTACTTCCTCTTCTTCGGTGACCACTTCTTCTTCAGTAGTTTCTTCTTCGGCAACTACCTCTTCTTCAGTAGTCTCTTCTTCGGCAACTACTTCACCCTCAACTTCCTCTTCCTCTTTCATACCTTTAGGCATAGCTTCAGCAGGCTTAGCACCTCTGTTTACTACATCCTTAACGGATGAAATTGTGGGTTCTTTGAGTTTGGCAGAGTTGTCATCTACCTTATAGTTTTCTGGAGTAGGACCACCGAGATCTTCCCAATTGCCAGTTTGGCCAGGTGTCGAAACACCGGAAGCATTGCTTCCTGCTTTTGGCATTGATTCAGATGCAGCAGAGCCTTTGGTTACTACGTTTTCCATTTCTTGTAAATTGCTACCAACGGACATTTGATTTATAGATTTTTTGTATTAATCTATATTTATTTATAATTTAAAGATTTAACAGAAAATCATTAAACAGATTCAAC